TGAAAAAGATGAAGATGAAATGATGCCAATGGAATCAATTGATGAGATTCTAGAAGCAATTCTTCGTGAAGAAGATGAAGAAGATGAAGATGAAAAAGAAGAAAAAATGGAAGCTAAAGATTCTGAAAAAGAAGCAATGAAAGAAGAATTAGAAGAAGCTTATGCAACCGTTAAACAACTTCAAGGTATTCTTTCAGAAGTAAATCTTCTTAACGCAAAACTTCTTTACACAAACAAATTGTTCCGTAATTTTGAATTGAATGAAGATCAAAAAATGAAAGTAATTGAAAACTTTGATCGTGCAGGCAATACAAGAGAAGTAAAATTAGTATTTACAACATTAGCGGAGTCATTCAATCGTCCAGCAACTAAAAAACGAGTAGTTAAAGAATCTTATGCTAGCAAACCAGCTGCATCAACAGCACCTAGCAAAGAAACCACTCAAGTATTGTCAGAAGGATTTGAATTGGCTAACCGTTGGAAAAAATTACAGGATTGCTATAACATTAAAAAAAGGAAAACCGTGAGTATTTCAAATTTATTACAAACAAATGATTTCGTACAACGCAACCAAGCTAAAGCGTTGGCATCGAAATGGGAAAAGACCGGTCTATTAGAAGGTCTTCGTACCGAAACAGAAAAAGCCGGAATGGCTCAATTGCTTGAAAACCAAGCACGTCAATTAGTAAAAGAAGCTTCAGCAACTGGTACAACACAAGGTTCTGAAGAATGGGCAGGTGTAGCTCTTCCATTGGTACGTCGTATTTTTGCAGAATTTGCTGCTAAAGAATTCGTTAGCGTTCAACCAATGAATTTGCCATCAGGTCTTATTTTCTATCTTGACTTCAAATATGGTACAGCTGTACCTGGATTTGACGATGACAATCTTAACCGTACAGGTGATCCATTTGGTAATCCTAATGCATTAGATTCATTGTTCGGTGTTACTACAACTGGTAGTGATGCAGCTGGTGGTCTTTATGGTGCAGGTCGTTTCGGTTATTCAATTCCATTTACTGCGTCTGCAGCTTTAGCTTCAACCGCAGCAAATACAGGTTCTGGTACTGGTGCAATAACTGACGCTGGTCTAGTTAATTTTGATAGCGTTTATTCTGCATCATTATCAAGCTACAAAAAAGTAACTATCAATGTTCCAACTGATGCTGATTTATATGCAGTTCGTTCTTGGACATTCTTATCAGGTTCAGCAGGTGTTGAAGTTATCCCAGTTCAGGCATTCTCTACAATTGATAGCAATTACACTGCATCATTTATCGTAACCACTGCACAAGCAACATCGATTCAACGTGCAATTGATGGTACAAACTTCAAATTACAATATAGCAAACAACCAACTGATGTTTCACGCGGTGATTTTGAAGACAAAAATCCATTCTCAGGTACCCCTTATAGTAATTCAGGTATTAATTCTGGTACGGATATTGATATCCCAGAAATCAACCTTGAAATGCAATCTGAACCAATCGTTGCTAAGACTCGTAAGTTGAAAGCAGTTTGGACTCCTGAGTTTGCTCAAGACTTGAACGCATATCACTCAATTGATGCTGAAGCTGAATTGACTTCAATGTTGTCTGAGTATGTATCAATGGAAATTGATTTAGAGATCTTAGATATGTTGATTGCAGCGGCTCCTACTACTGAGTATTGGTCAGCATTGAACAACAACTTCTGGAATGGTTCAGGATTTACTCAATCAGGTGCTGGTGCAGCTACTGCTGCTGGTGATGGTTATTACAACACTCAAGGTGGTTGGTTCCAAACTTTAGGTACTAAACTTCAAAAAGTATCTAACAAAATTCACCAAAAAACATTGCGTGGTGGTGCTAACTTCTTAGTTACTTCTCCTGCAGTTGCAACTATTCTTGAGTCTATTCCAGGATTTGCTGCTGACACAGATGGTAACAAAATGGAATTTGCAGCAGGTGTACAAAAAATTGGTGCAATCAATAACCGTTACACAGTTTACAAAAACCCATATATGCAAGAGAACGTAATCTTAATGGGATTCCGTGGTGCACAGTTCCTTGAAACAGGTGCTGTATTTAGCCCGTATATTCCTTTGATTATGACTCCGCTTGTATACGATCCAGTTAACTTCACTCCACGTAAAGGTGTCATGACACGTTACGCGAAGAAAGTAGTTCGTCCAGAATTCTACGGAAAAGTATACGTACATGGTCTTAACACTCTATAATAGTTAATTTGATTTAATCATTTAAACAATTAATTAGTTAAAGGAATAAGAAAGGGTGGCTCCGGTCACCCTTTCTTACTGTATGAATATTTATATTAAAAGATTATGGCAGTTCCACACAACAAGTATTCAATGCAAGCAATCATTCGTTATGATGGTCGTCTTGTTGATGTTTTAGATCGTATTCGTGCGATTGAATTGGTTCTAATGGTTCATATAGAACAAGACCTTGGTCCGGATAAAGAACTAGTTACTATTAAGATCATGACATCATATCCTCCTAGAAAAACATATTTGGCAATACGTCAAGCTTGTTTAGGAAAAATAGAAACACTCAAGGATATGACTCTTCAAGAATCTACACTTACAAAATTGTTTTAATTAATCAAAAGGTTTTATGGCTACACAAAATCGGGAGAAAACTCCGCCAAAGAATGACATTAAGTTTTCAATTACATTATCAGAAGAACAAAAACAAGCAAAATCAAAAATTATTGAAACTCCTTTTAATTTTATATTAGGTAAAGCTGGTTCTGGTAAAACTTTATTAGCAGTTCAAATTGCTTTAGATATGTTTTTTAAACGACAAATCAATAAAATTATTATAACTCGGCCAACTGTTTCAAATGAAGATAATGGTTTTTTACCAGGATCATTGGCAGAAAAGATGGATCCGTGGTTAGTTCCGTTGCGTAGCAATATGCGTAAAGTTTATAATAAACCAGAAATATTAGATAAATTAGAAAAAGAAGAAAATATTGAATTAGTATCACTTGCACATTTTAGAGGCCGTACTTTTGATCATGCAATTTGTATTGTAGATGAATTTCAAAATTTAACAAAACAACAACTGCAAATGGTATTATCTCGTCTAGGAAAAGACAGTATCATGATATTAACAGGAGATAGATATCAAATCGATTTAAAATTTAGTAATGATTCGGCAGTTCACGAAGTTCCTAAATTAAAAGAATCTAAATTTGTAAATGAAATTATTTTAACTGACAATCATCGTCATGAAGCATTAGATGAAATTCTAAAACTGCTAAATGAAAGATATTGATATTTATATTTAAAAGGGAATTATCATGGATTATTCAGAAAACAAACCAATTTGGCCAGGTTCATCATCATTTACGGTTGGATCTACACCTTTTGGATTTTTTGATACCGATTCAGTTTTCCAAGCTCATGCAGATAAGTTTGCAAAAGCTGCAGCACAACATTTAGGATATCCTATAATGGATGTTGAAATGCAAGCAATAAATTTTTATACTGCATTTGAAGCAGCAGCTATTGAATATTCAAATCAAGTTAATCAAGTTAATATTGTTAACAATTTAATGAATACCTTAGGTGTTCAAACATCATCTGCATTTTTAAGTGGTTCAAGTTTTACAGGAGCAGTAGTTGGCAATTCATTTGGGTATGTTACAAAACTATCAAAAGCATATGGTACTGAAGCAGATAGTGGGGGTACATTGCGTTGGCATTCTGCATCAATACAAATGGTGCCGGGGCAACAAACATATAGTTTACGTGCTGCTGTATCTGCATCGTTAGGTATTAATATAACAACATCTTCAATTGAAGTTAAACGGGTTCTTCATAATGCTCCACCAGCAATTGTAAGATACTTTGATCCATTCGTTGGTACGGGTTTGGGTTCGCAACAATTACTTGATGCATTTGATTTCGGAGGCTTTTCGCCATCAGTATCATTCATGATGATGCCAATTAATGCTGATTTATTTAGATTGCAATCAATTGAATTTAATGATCAAATTAGAAAATCTAGTTATTCATTTGAAATTCATGGAGATGATATAAAAATATGGCCAATACCAGTATCTGGTACTGGATCATCAACAGCAACGCCATTTTTTAGAGAAATTTGGTTTGATTTTATATTTGATGAAGAAAAAACCAACGATGCACTTTTATTCGGCAATACAGCACTTTTAAAGAATGTTGTAAGTGACGCATCAAATATACCATATACATATCAAACATACAGGAATATTAATGATATGGGGCGTGCGTGGATCATTAAATATGGTATTGCACTAGCAAAAGAAATGTTAGGATACATTCGCAATAAATATTCTTCAGTTCCAATTCCAAATGGCGAAGTAACACTTAATGGTTCTGATTTAGTAACTCAAGGACAAACTGAAAAAGAAGCATTGATAACACAGCTTCGAGAATTTTTAGATAAAATGACTAAAGAACAAATGATGACACGTCAAAATGCAGAAGCAACGCAGATGCATGAAATGTTGTCTAAAGTGCCATTAAAAATATACATTGGATAAAGGAGATAAATGGCAATATTTGGTGGTATTCGAGATGCAAGATTTTTAGCTGCAATTAATTCCGAATTGATTAATGCTATTATTGATACTGAAATTGAATTCTATAAATTAATTGTAGAAAAAAGTGCATCTAATATGTATGGAGAATCTGAAAAGAAAGCATATTATGATTCAATTTTAATTCCATGTGTTATTACTAAAGAAGGAAAAACCGCCGGAATGGATGATTACGGTCATTCATATACAAGAACAGCTCAATTTGCTATATCTAGAGACATTCTAGAACGTGCAGATTTTTATCCAGAAGTTGGCGATATTGTATTATGGGATAATGAATATTATGAACTAGATAATATTGATGCAAATCAATACTTTGCGGGAAAAAATCCAGAAACATGGCCAAATGGCAATCAATTCGGTTATAGTGTATCAGTATTATGTGATGCACATGCAACTCGTCAAACACCAACAGGTATTACGAATTTAAGAAAAGGCGGAAACAATACAACTCCGGCATATGAAAAATAAGGAAGTTGATGCCTAGAATAAATAGACAAAATATTGATCGTAAAACAAATAAACCCAACCCCATACGTACGGAAGGATTAACGCCAGATTTATTATTGAATCGGGCACAACAAACACGTAGAGATGATGATGTAATACGAAGTGCAAAACGTACCATATATGATATTGATTATGCAATTAAATGGTATGTAGAAAATGAAATACAGCCACAAGTTGTTGCAAATGATCAAACCATATTAGTTCCTGTAATTTATGCGGCTGGAGAAAAATGGGACAATGTAAGACGTTTAGGTTATTTGCGTGATGAAAAGGGCATGTTACAATCTCCTATGATTATGCTTAAACGTAATAGCGTAGTAGAACGAGATGCACAAAGAACACTTGATGTTAATAGACCAACATCTGGAAATTCAATTATATACAAATCAAAATATAACGAACGAAATCGTTATGAAGATGAACTATTTCCTATACCAAAAAATGAACCACAATTATCTCAAAAAATTTACGTTGTAGATATACCAAAATATGTAACTGTAGAATATGATATGATGGTGTGGTGTGATTTTACAACACAACTAACAACATTAATTGATCAAATTTTAACATATAACAGATTTTCTTGGGGTAATGAAGGAAATAAATTTCCAGCATCATTAGGATCAGTATCATTTGAAACAGTAAATACAGTTGGAGAGGATCGATTAGTCCGAGCGACTATTCCTATTACAGTTAATGCAACATTGTTAGCAGAACAAGAAACTAGATTGGAAACAATCAAAAAAATGTATTCTCTTAAAAAAGTAGTATTTGATACTGTCGTTGATGTTGATTTTGGGATATTTACTACAACTACTATTCCTCAACAAATATTGCAAGTTAAAAATTACGTAATGTCAGGAGGCGTCGTTGCTGTTTCGGGAGGCGGATCTTCTACAACATTAAATGCTGCAACCATGGCATACTTAATTAATTTAACGGAAAAAATTGCAACATATTCAAGTTCTACAACTATCACAATTACAGGCGTTGCCGCAACTAATCCGGTGACATTACAAACAGCAACAAAAGACGAATTTGATATTTATATTAACGGACAATATGCTGACAAAGCAACATATACATGGACTCCTACTGATATGACTACACAAACTATTGTGTTTGATACTGCAATATTAGGATATACCATAGAATCTACAGATGTAATTGTAGTGAAAGGTAGGTGGGCATAATGGGAAGGCAGTTTAAACCGGGACAGTTACAAACCGGATCATTATATAATATTTCTTCTAGTTATGCATTAACTGCATCATATGCACTAAATGCAAGCTCAGGCAATGGATTTCCATTTAGCGGAAGTGCTGTTATAACTGGCTCTTTAGAAATTAAGAGTGATCGTAATGATATTTTTATAATTAAAAACTTTGCCAGCAATAACATATTAACAGTATCTCAAAGTGGCGTCGTAGTATTAGCAACACAAAGTGCCGAATTAACTAATACGGCACCGGTTGGAGGTATATATTTTACATCATCATCATTTTTTGTTGGATTGGAATAGAAAATGATAAATAACTATATTTATTAAAAAAGAAAATAGGATAGTAAGCCATGGCAGAATGGAAAAAGGTAGTAGTATCGGGCAGTGCAATATCACAACTACAAAATGACGCAGGTTATTTAACCTCCATAACTGCACAAAATTCATTTGTAACGATGTCAATCAATGGTGTATCAGTGATTGCTGATACTGCAGTTGATACATTAACATTTGCATCATCATCAGGTGCAGGTTTGTCAATCGTAGGAGATGCAAACGCGGATTCTATTACATTTACATTAAGTAGTATTCCAAACTCAAGCTTGGCTAATTCTACAATCAGCGGCGTGTCGCTTGGATCTAATCTTGAAAACTTAACAGCAGGCTCTGGACTTACCGCAGCTGGTACATATAATGGAAGTACTGCAAGAACATTCTCTGTTGACTCCGGATCAATGGCGACATATTTTCGTCAAGATGCATATGCAGGCGTAAGTGGTGATATCACTATCGCATCAAATGGTGTAGCAACTATTGCTGCTAATTCAGTAGCATTAGGAACTGATACTACGGGAGATTATGTAGCAAGTATTACGTCAGGTAACGGTTTAACGGGTGGTACTAGTGGTGAAGGCTCAACTCCAACTTTAGCAGTAGGAGCTGGTACGCACATCACAGTTAACCCCGATGATGTAGCAGTTAATACAACAACATTAATACCTGCAATTTCTGGTTCGATTTTAACAACCGTAAGTGGTGATATTGCAATCACAGCACAGGGTGTTGCAACCATACAAGCAAACTCAGTAGCATTAGGAACTGACACAACTGGTAACTATGCTGCAGCTGTAAGCGCCGGGTCTGGTATTTTTGTAGGAGGTAGTGCTGGCGAAGGTACAACGTTTACAGTATCAGCTGATTCAGCATCAATGTCTAATTATTTTGCGACACAGTCTTGGGCTGGGGTATCTGGAGATATTACAATTAGTAATGCTGGAGTAGCTGCCATTGGTTCCGGAGTTATTGTCAATACAGATATTAATAATTCCGCAGCAATAGCAGCATCAAAAATTAACTTTGCAGGAACAAATATTGTTTCTGGTTCATCTATTGCATCAAGCGCACAAGGCGAAGTAACACTGACTACAAACGGAGTTGCTGCTTCAGCTGTTGACTTAGGATTACAAACATCTGATTCACCTACATTTGTAGGATTAACATTAACTAGTGATTTAGCTGTAAACGGTGCTGACATAACAACTACATCTACTGGTACTGCTACACTATTCAACA